GAAAGATGAGGTTGCCGAAAAGCAACCTTTTTCTTTTGCCGATTCATGTTCCAATACCCACAACGATTGTGGTATAATTTCTCCACAAGGCGACAACGACACATGTTGAGACGTGCGTACTTTTGTCGCGTAAAAAATCGACTACCATAGAAGTCACTATGAACCTTGATGAATTAGATAAAAGAGAATGTATTGGAAGTGCTACATATCAAGAGATTAAAGACTATATAATGGAGCATTACAATACAAAGGTGTCTCATTTATACATAGCTCAAATCAAAACAAAATATGGACTTGAAATGAGGGAAAACTATAATAAGCCAAAGAGTGAAGATAGTAGAGTTCCTATTTGTCCTAAAGAAAAGGAAGATATGATTGTAGAAGCACTTAAATATTTTGGAATGATAAAATAAATTCAAATCCGACCTAAAAATCTAAGCCCTGACAACCTATTGCATACGCGATACAATATCCATAGGAACTTATTTATCTTTATAATTTTTTGGGAAAGAGGTGTTATGTATGGGTGAAGAAGAAATTTGGTATGTTGTCAATGGTGGAGATGATAACTAAAAGACAAGCACCTATTATCATTGCGATAGTATAAGCTATTAAGATAGTAGGTGCTTGCTATTGTTGTCATAATTATCAATCTCCTTTTCATAAGTGCTTTGTTATTTTGATAAATTTATTTTGCCAAATAGAAATTGGCACTCCTATAGAGATACACTTTAAATTCGTAAAAATAATTTACGAAGCACAATTCTTCTGATATACTGAAAATACATTCTACTTAGGAGATGATACCAAATGATAAGAGAGAACCTATCCAATTACCAACTTAAACAAGTCATAGACACCTTAAATCAAGATGTATATGAAAGCATTCAAACTAATGATATAAGTGCCTTAAATCAGACAATAAACACTTTTGAGAAGTATGATTATATTTCATATCCAAACTTTGCTCTTATAAGAGATGCTAGGAGATTTACAAAGGCAACTATTCTAGTAGATGGGGTAGAGGTTGATTATATAATAGATGAAGTATTGCAAAGTCTTCCTAATGGTTATGGTATTGGTGGTCTTAATGCAATGGGCTTTAGAAGTTTTGCAGAAACCAATCAATTTGGAAGACTTTTTCCTAGAATGGTCTCTAGGTATGATAATATTGACCCAAAAGAATTTGAAGAAGACCCTTTAGGAGATTTATCAAAACGAATGGATGGTAAGAGAACTCAAAGTCTCTTAGACTACATAGAGTTGTTATCTCATTTGTATGATTTTTCTATTCCAAACAAAAATACCTTAATTGTGGATGATAAGGCATATTTCAAATATTTTGTGGATAGAGTAGTAGAGCTTGTAGAACTAAGGCAAAATAATGATTTTATTTTCAATATAGATTTACTTGAAAATGATAAACTCAAAATATCTGATTTTAGGAAAATGAGTGATAAAGATAAAATTTCATATCTTCAACAAGCAATGATGAGCAAATATGATGTAGCAGAAGATAAAAAACAAGTGCTTACTTACAATAGATACAAAATAAATGATAGATATGTTCTTATCACAAATTATATGAGAGGAAAACAACTTCCACATACCAATTGGAAGAACTACAAAAACAAACAGGAGCTACCAAACAATATATGGTATTATTTGGAATTAGCATTTTTCCTCAAATTACCAAGTTCAAAAGAAATAGAAAAGTTCCTCAATCTTCATGGATATAGTCTAAATAGTGATATGTGTATTCTTCCAAAGCACAAGATATTAGATAATAAATATCATGTAAGATATAGAGACATTAAAAAATGGATTGATTTTGGTGTGGACTATGACCTCATCAACAAATTATTTGGTTTTGAATTAGTTGATTTTGAGGAAAGAAAATAAAACATTTCCATTTGATATTCCTTTTTCTTTTCCACATTTTATCTATGATAAAATATAGAAGGGAGTGATATTCAATGGATGAGAGATATATTGATATAATCCTAGATATTGTAAGAGATTACCGTTGCTTATTGGATGAATATATGTTGCTCCAAGATGAAGCAAATAGTCTTAGATTAGAAAATAATAATTTAATCCAAGAAATAAAAAATAGAGATGCCTATGGATTTCCGTTTGAGCCAATAAAGGTAAAACCTCAAAAAGAAAAATAAATAAAGATTGCTTACAAATGATGTAGGCAATCTTTTTTCGATACATAATAAGGATAAATTAAATAGTTATGACTAAAATTACAAGGTGTATTTTTCAATAAGGGGATAATAGATGTATTCCACACTGATGTTTTCCCAATATTGTTTTGGCAATTGGTATTTTTGAAAATAAAATTCTTTTCTCAATGTTCTTTGGGAATAGTCGCTATCATAGGAACATTCTTTTTCTCTTTGTTTCATAGCTTTAATTTGCTCTTGCATACAAGAATATATATGTAACTTGATATATGGATAATAACCAAAATATCTATGAAGCATTAAAAGAATGAGCGTTGCCTGACCATACACTTTGTCGAGTTGTAAATTCAAGTTTTTATCAAACATTCCAATTTCAATGACCTTTCTTTTCTCAATAGTATCATCTTCTAATACATAGTCTTCCTCATAAACTCTACTTTCAAAGAAAAAGTTATTACTAACAAAATTGTAGAGATTGTAATAATTTTGAAGAACCGAGGATGTTGTTGTATATGATTTCTTATCTCTTTCAATTTCATTTTTCACTTGCAAGCAATGTTCAAAACCCTCTTTTGGTTCACAAGATAAAAAATTTTGTGTATGGATATAAGCATCTGCAACGCATTTGTTATAATCATCCATAAATGGTTTTGAATTTATTGCATTTGGAAAGATTTTATCAAAAAGGACATAAAGATTATATATGGACATTTGATTTTCCTTATAAAAAGGGGTAATAAAATTGTTCTCCATATAATCAATGATAGATTCAATGCAGATAGTGATATTTTGTTGTTCCATTTTAGGAATAACCACATTGATTATATATTCTAAACGAAAGATATTGCCCCAAATTTTAGGATTATTGAGAATAACAGAAGACACATTTCTTGATGTAGTTCCTTTATATCTGGAGGTAGTAAACTTGGTAAAGACATAGCAACAAGTTTTGGTCTTTCTAATTTCTTTCTTAATCAATAGTCCATGATTTAATAAATCTCCAATCATTGTGTTAGCATTATGAGTATTTGTGTTATAAATTAAATACATAAAATAGAATAATTGTTTTCTAATGATAAACCCTTTTCCAATAAATTGTATAATATCAAGCATTTCTCTATTTCTATTGAAACAAGATTCTTTTTCCTCTAAGGAAAGCCTGCTTGACTTTACATTACCTTTTCTATACATAGCAATAAGCCTCCTTTTTATAGATTTTAGTAGATGTTTTTGCACTCTACCTTTCGTCCTTGATGGTTTCCTTGGCTCTGCAACCACGCTGATTGCAAGTGAGCAGCTTGACAGAATCTGTTATGGTGTAGAACTTGAACCGAAATTTGTAGATGTTGCAGTAAAAAGATACATTGAATTTAAGAACGGCAATAAAAATGATGTAACTGTTATTCGTGATGGGGAAGAAAATACCTATGATGAGGCAGTGGCAGAAATGGAGGATGCCGATGGAACAACAGAATAAGAAAACGCTGACCCTCGGCAGCCTGTTCTCAGGTTCCGGGGATTTTGAATTAGGTGGTATTCTTTCAGGAATAAAGCCTGTGTGGAAATCAGAAATTGAGCCATTTCCTATTATGGTTACATCTGCAAGATTGCCATCTGTTAAACATTATGGAGATATTTCTACACTTGGTGGTGCGAGCCTTGAGCCTGTAGATATCATAACCTTTGGAAGTCCATGCCAGGATATGAGCGTGGCAGGGAAAAGAGACGGGTTGGGCGGATCACGCTCCAGTCTGTTTTTTGAAGCAATCAGAATTATAAAAGAAATGAGGGAGGCTACTGATGGAAAATATCCAAGATTTATCGTTTGGGAAAATGTCCCAGGAGCATTCTCATCCAATAAAGGAGAGGACTTCAAAGCAGTCCTCACAGAAATCTGCAAGGTCAAAGACAGCGAAGTGTCTGTACCTAAACCTAAAAAATGGGAAAACGCAGGAAGAATCATGGGAGACGGTTTCAGTGTCGCATGGAGGCTCTTCGATGCTCAGTATTGGGGTGTACCCCAGAGAAGACAACGTATCTACCTTGTCGCAGATTTTGATGGATGGAGTGCCGGAAAAATATTATTTGAGTCCGAAGGCCTGTCAGGGTATTCTGCGCAGGGCTTCCATTCGTGGCAAAGAACTGCCTGTCGTTCTGAAGAAAGCCTTGGAGAAACAAGCGAAAGTAGCTTAATGTTTGAAAATCACTCGCAGGATAGCAGATACACGGGGCCACTTGAAGTGTCGCAGACGATTCTTTCAACCTTTGGAACCGGTGGGAATAATCAGCCGTTCGTGGTGCAGACACCAAAGACTCTGAAAATCAGATGTGGCTGTGATGGTGGCGGCAAAGGGGCACTCATTCAAGATGACCTTTCCGCAACTCTTAGCATCAATAATGATCAGACTTTATTCCAGCCGATAGCGTTCGGAGTGTGTTCTAAAAACAGCAATTCCATGAAATCGGATAATCCGAAGAGTGGATTCTATGAGGCAGATACATCCAGAACCTTGGATGCCAATGGTGGAAATCCTACTTGTAACCAAGGCGGCATCGCGGTCATTGAAGGCAATGGTACTCGTCCATCCCATAAGGGTGATGGCTATAGGGAATCGGATATCATGTACACATTAAATGCTACGGAACAGCATGCTGTTGCTTTTGCTGATGTTCACGCAACGCTTTCTGCCAACGATGGACCAAAGGGACCGTCTTCTCAGATGATGGGAAATCCGCATGAGAACTTTGTGGGAGAACCTGCCTATGGTATTGGCAGACCTGCAATGAACCAAGGATATAATGCGAAGTTCAGTTTTCAGATTGAAGAGGAAGTGGAACCAACCATTGTGGCAGCAGGAGCAAGTGGAGTAGCACATCCGGTGTACTGCACAAGCAAGGCATCCTATCACACGATTGCAGAAGAAAATATAGCAGGAACACTTGTTGCATCCGATTATAAAGATCCTCCGACTGTCACTGCAGAGCCGAGATATATCGTCAGAAGGCTGACACCAACTGAGTGTGCAAGACTGCAAGGATTCCCGGACTGGTGGTGCGATGACCTTGCCATAGAAAATCCTACAGATGAGGATATTTCTTTGTGGAGGGATATCTTCCAGACACAGGCAGATGCGATGGGAAAGAAGACAAAGCCTAAGTCAGAGAACCAGATCAGGAAATGGCTGCAAGATCCACATTCAGACTCTGCAGAATATAAGATGTGGGGCAATGGTGTGGCACTTCCGAATGTCGTATTTGTCCTTTCCGGGATAGTGTACTATGCACAACAGTGAAAAGAATAAATCGGTGCTAATTTTCTACAGATTCGCTTGATAATATCAGCCTTTAGAGTGATATATGTAGTACCGAAAAACAAAGGAGGTACTCAGCATGAGAGTAGAATTTAACAGAACAGGAGCTGAAAGAAAAGCACTGGTTACAGCCATTTCCGAGATCCTTGGAACGAAGGCAAAATACATGGGAATGCCGACAACGGCTTATGACTTCGGGGGACTTGTTGTAGATAAGACAGGAGCCTTGGATTTTGAAGAGAACATTTTTCCAAAGGATATCAAAGACCTTTTGCAGAATCTTGCAGACAGAGGCTTTACCGCCGAGAACAGCGAGGATTTGGAACAGGGCGAAGAAGTATCCGAGGAGCCAGAAGAAACGACACAGGGCGAAAACATAGGGCTTACGGTGGCAATTCCTCTTGAGAAAGTAAAGGTGGGAAATCTTACGAACCTTCTGGAAGCAAAGGGAGAACTAATCAGGAAAGCCTTGGGAGTGGATGACATTCGAATCGAAGTGGATGAGGAGAAGGTTTCATTCCCATGGTTTTCTGAACTGCCGGATGCAGACACCTGCAGAGCCTTTGAGAACTTCATTGTAGCCCTTTGCAGAATGAGCAAAGAGCAGAAGCGCATCAATTCTACAGATAAGGCAGTGACCAATGAAAAATATGCATTCCGATGCTTCCTTTTAAGACTTGGCTTTATTGGAGCAGAGTATAAGGCGGACAGAAAAATCCTGCTGAAGAATCTGACTGGATCATCAGCATTTAAGAGTGGTGCAAAGAAGGAGGCAGATGAAAATGAGATTTCCGAGTAAAGAGATTGTGGCAAGGGTACGAGAGCAGTATCCTGCCGGATGCAGAGTAGAGCTTACTCATATGGATGATATGCAGGCACCACCGATTGGAACCAGAGGCACTGTGAAAGGCGTTGACGATACAGCAAGTATCATGGTTGCTTGGGATAATGGCGGCGGACTCAATGTGGTTTACGGAGAAGACAACTGCAGAAGGCTTGACTCCGTAAGAGTCACCTGCTATGGCACCACTGAAACTTGGGACAGCAGGAAGGATGCGATGGAGTTTTATCTCAGAGCCATGGCAGGCTCGGAGGGAAGTGAACATCAGCGATACAGCAAGATTTACATTGAATTATCGCTGGGAATGGATGCAGTTTCTGATGAAGAATAAGCTGTAAACTACACAGTTTTTGCGGCAGATATTTGTTACATATATGCCCGTAATTTACTTGCTATATGTGTGCTTTAGAGTGATATATAGACTACTGAAAGGGAAAACAAACACACGGAGGACACAGCCATGAACGAAAAAATAGCAAAACAAATTGAAGAAATGAAAAAGCAGACCATCGGAGTTGAGGTCGAAATGAACAGCATCCGAAGAGAAAAGGCAGCAAAGACTGCAGCCACCTACTTCGGAACGGGCAGACACGAATACACAGCAGGCAGAAACGGATACGAAACTTGGTCAGCTTGGGACGAGCAAGGCAGAGAATGGAAATTCCAGAAGGACGTCAGCATTGCAGGATGCGACAGTGAGAAATGCGAATTGGTAACCCCAATCCTTACCTACGAGGACATTCCAACCTTGCAGGAACTCATCAGACAGCTTAGACACGCAGGAGCAAAAAGCGATGCGACAAGAGGATGCGGAGTTCACATTCACATTGGAGCAAAGGGGCATACAGCACAGACCTTAAGAAACCTTGCAAACATTATGGCGAGCCACGAAAGCCTCCTTGCAGATGCCTTGAACCTTGACAGAAACCGAATGAGAAGGTACTGCAGAACGGTTGACCCAAGATTCCTTGAAGAGGTCAACAAGAGAAAGCCAAAGACGATGGCAGCTCTTGCAGACATTTGGTACACAAGCCACGGAGCAAACTACGGCAGAAGTCAGCACTACAACGACAGCCGATACCATATGCTTAACTACCACGCAACTTTCACCAAGGGAACAGTCGAGTTCAGACTTTTCCAATTTGATGCACCTGCAGACGGAAAGCTGAACGGCCTTCACGCAGGACAGCTTAAAAGCTACATTCAGCTTTGCCTAGCACTTAGCCAGATGGCGAAGGAAGTCAGAACAGCGAGTCCAAAGCCACAGCAGAATGAAAATCCAAAATACGCAATGAGAACTTGGCTCCTTCGCCTCGGATTCATAGGTGAGGAATTTGCAACAGCAAGAGAAACTCTCACCAAGAGACTTGCAGGAGACACAGCATTCCGAAACGGAAGAGCTGCTTGAAGGAACCGCAGGAGACAGCCTCCTGCCACCTAGCCTAACCTCCGACCGCTCCGGCGGTCTTTAGGTGGTAGAAGGGTATCCCCTTCGGAAAGGATGGACACCATTATGGAAAAACGATACTACATTGCTTATGGGAGCAACCTAAACATCAGACAGATGAGAATGCGATGCCCCGGAGCAAGAATCATGGGAACTTCGGAGATTGAAGGTTATGAACTGCTTTTCAAAGGCAGTCAGACTGGAGCATACCTTACCATCGAAGAAAAGGAAGGCAGTAAGGTTCCGGTTGCCGTGTGGTCGGTCACAGAGGCTGACGAGGCGGCACTTGACCGTTACGAGGGATTCCCTGCCTTCTACTACAAGAAGGAACTGACACTGCCGATTAAGGGCATCAGATCGGGCAAGGTGCGAAGCAGAAAGTGCTTTGTTTACATCATGCACGAGGACAGAAAAATCGGAGTGCCAAGCCTGGCCTATGTGAGTACTTGCTTAGAAGGATACATCAGCTTTGGGTTCGATGAACATTACCTTGCAGAGGCACAAATTAAAGCAGAGGAGGAAGCGAGACATGAAAGATACAAACATCATTTCACTGAGGTTTAAGGTGTGTCCAAAATGCGGGAACAGATACCATGAACCTCCGGCTCTTTCAAGAGAGGACAATCAAACCTTCATCTGCCCGGACTGTGGGACGAGAGAGGCTCTCGCCACGATGGGTGTGGATGAGAAGGAACAGGAAGAAATTCTAGCCACGATTCATAGGAGCAGACAGTCATAAAATACACAGTTTTCTGCCGTGATAATTGTTACATTTATGCCCGTAATTAACTTGATAATATGTGCTTTCAGAGTGATATATAGTACTACCGAAAGGGAAAACAAACACAAATGGAGGTACATACCATGAAGGAAATCAGAACATTTGAAGCGGCAATAGAAAACAAGGTAAGAAACCTTAAGGAAGCAGGAATCAACCAGACACTTTTCTGGGCATACAGAACTTCCAAAGAAGAGTCAGGCAATGACCTTATTGATTTCAACGAGGTCATTTGGGATTACGACATCAAGGAGATTGCAGAAACCTTGAGAGCAGAAGGCATTACCGAATTTACCATCAGCTCCACATTTTCAAGCTTGATTGAAACACTTGCAGAATTTGAAAAGTATGGCATCAGCATGAACGGACTTACAACGGTCAACGCCAGATACACAGATTGGAAGACAGGAGAACAAGCCAAGATTCCGGCAATCAGGATGATTGTAAAATAACCGCTTGGAGGGGCAGAGATGCTCCTCCTTCATGCTGTAAAGTACACAATATTTCTTCATAATAATTGTCACATATATGCCCGTAATTAACTTGATAATATGTGCTTTTAGAGTGATATATAGTGTACCGAAAGGAAAAGAAAACAAGGAGGTACACAGACATGTGGAAAGAAGGAATCATCGGAATACCAACAAAGGACGGAGAATACAAGAAGGTCAAATACTGGGTCAAGCACTTTGATGAGCCCAGCGAAGATTACGGCATTAACGGCGGCAGAATTTCCAAACTTAGCCTTAAGATGGATGGGAAGTGGATTGCCAACTACGACAGAGGATGGGATGTTAAGCCAACTTGCAAAGAGGCAGAAATGGCACTTTGCATTCTCTTGAACGAACACAACTAAACTGAATAACAATATGTTATCGGGAACGGAAGCTGAAAGGCTTCTGTATCTCGTATAGGAACTTTACTGATGTCACCAATGATGGTGGCTGTTTTTATTTACGGAGGTGATGCGGATTGCGGAAACTGAAAAATTACAAGCCAACAAAATTTATGGCGAAGACTTCTCATTACAGCAAAGATATGGCGGATTTCGCAGTCAGCTTTATTGAGGAGCTGTGCCATACTAAAGGAACCTGGGCAGGAAAGAAGTTTGAACTGATTGACTGGCAGGAGCAGATTATAAGAGATTTATTTGGCGTTTTGAAGCCGAATGGGTATCGTCAGTTCAATACGGCATATATCGAGATTCCTAAGAAACAGGGAAAATCAGAACTTGCAGCTGCCGTGGCGCTTTTGCTTCTTTGCGGCGATGGAGAAGAAAGAGCAGAGGTCTACGGATGTGCAGCAGACAGAAACCAGGCAAAAATCGTATTTGATGTAGCTGTGGATATGGTGAAATTTTCTCCGGCACTGATGAAGCGAGTGAAAATCCTCGAATCGCAAAAGAAGATTATTTTCAAGCCAACCAACAGTTCCTATCAAGTGCTTTCTGCCGATGTGGCCAATAAGCATGGCTTTAATACACACGGAGTTATCTTTGATGAACTTCATGCACAGCCGAACCGAAAACTCTACGATGTAATGACGCAGGGTTCTGGTGATGCCAGAATGCAGCCGTTGTATTTCCTTATCACAACAGCAGGAAATGATACCAACTCCATCTGTTATGAAATTCATCAAAAGGCACTGGATATTGCAGCGGGAAGAAAGATCGATCCTACATTTTATTCTGTCATTTATGGTGCTGATGAATCAGAGGATTGGACAGACCCTAAAGTCTGGCAGAAAGCAAATCCATCACTTGGGATTACAGTAGGCATTGATAAGGTACAGGCGGCTTGCGACTCAGCGAGGCAGAACCCCGGAGAGGAGAATTCTTTCAGACAGCTGAGACTCAATCAATGGGTAAAGCAGTCCATTCGATGGATGCCAATGGAAAAATGGGATGCCTGTGATTTTAGGGTAGATGAATTGGAAGGCCGTGTCTGCTATGGCGGTCTTGACCTTTCTTCCACAACGGATATCACAGCATTTGTTTTGGTATTCCCTCCGGCAGATGAGGATGATAAATACAGTATCCTTCCATATTTTTGGGTGCCGGAAGATACACTTGACCTAAGAGTCAGACGAGATCATGTGCCATATGATCTGTGGGAGAGAAAAGGGTATCTGCAGACCACGGAAGGAAATGTGGTTCACTACGGATATATCGAACAGTTTATAGAATCTCTGGGAGAACGATTCAACATTAAGGAAATTGCTTTTGACCGTTGGGGAGCTGTACAAATGGTGCAGAATCTGGAGGGAATGGGATTTACTGTTGTTCCGTTTGGACAGGGATTCAAAGACATGTCTCCTCCTACCAAGGAACTCATGAAGTTGGTTCTGGAGGGAAGAATTGCACATGGCGGTCATCCGGTTCTTAGATGGAACATGGATAACATCTTCATACAAACAGACCCTGCAGGAAATATCAAAGCAGACAAGGAAAAATCAACAGAGAAAATCGATGGTGCTATTGCGACAATTATGGCACTGGATCGAGCAATCAGATGTGGGAATGCCAATATGGAATCTGTATACGATAACCGAGGCATTCTTTTTATTTAGAAAGGATTGGTGATCAGATATGGGAATTTTAAGCGGATTATTTCATTCAAGGGATAAGCCTTCCAACAGAACAAGCGGAAGCACCTATAGCTTTTTAATGGGATATTCTACATCCGGCAAGCGAGTGAATGAGCGTTCTGCCATGCAGATGACTGCAGTATACAGCTGTGTCCGTATTCTGTCTGAAGCTATCGCAAGCCTTCCATTAAATATCTATAGATACAACGAAAACGGCGGAAAGGAAAAGGCACTGGAGCATCCATTGTATAAACTGCTCCATGATGAGCCAAATCCTGAAATGACATCCTTTGTATTTCGGGAAACACTGATGACTCACCTTTTGCTGTGGGGCAATGCCTACGCACAGATTATTCGAAACGGCAAAGGAGAGGTCATTGCACTGTATCCGCTGATGCCGGATCGTATGAGTGTGGAGCGAGATGATAAAGGAACGCTGTATTACAAATACACGAAAATCACGGAAGACGCACCTACTATGGAAGGAACAACGGTGTATCTGGACGCATCGGATGTGCTGCATGTTCCGGGACTTGGATTTGACGGTTTAGTTGGATATTCACCCATTGCTATGGCGAAAAATGCGATAGGACTTGCCATTGCAGCAGAAGAATATGGATCAAAGTTCTATGCAAATGGTGCCGCACCTAGTGGCGTTCTGGAACATCCCGGAACATTAAAAGACCCTTCCAAAGTCAGAGACAGCTGGAATGCTGCATTCGGAGGAAGTGCCAACAGCCATAAGGTAGCAGTTCTGGAAGAAGGACTTAAATACACACCAATCTCAATCTCTCCAAATGAAGCACAGTTCTTGGAGACCAGAAAATTTCAGATTAACGAAATCGCTCGAATTTTCAGAGTGCCGCCTCATATGGTCGGTGACCTTGAAAAGTCGAGCTTTTCTAATATAGAGCAGCAGTCACTGGAGTTTGTGAAATATACGCTTGATCCTTGGGTAATAAGGTGGGAGCAATCGCTGTTTCGAGCCTTGCTTTCCGAGGAAGAGAAAAACAGTTATTTCTTCAAACTGAATGTGGAAGGTCTGCTCCGTGGTGATTACGCAAGCCGAATGAACGGCTATGCAACAGCCAGACAGAATGGCTGGATGAGTGCAAATGATATCCGTCAGCTTGAGGATTTGGACAGAATTCCGGCTGAACTTGGCGGTGATTTGTACTTGGTAAACGGCAATATGCTGCCGCTTGAAAAAGCAGGAGCAGCTTATGCAAATACAGAAAAGAAGGAGGATACAGATTCTGATGAAGAAACCGAAGAAGTTCTGGAATTGGATAAACCAGGCAGAAACAGACGATGAGCAGGAACGAGTGCTGGAACTGTACGGAACCATCGCAGAGGTATCTTGGTTTGATGATGATGTCACACCACAGATGTTTCGTGATGAACTTTTTGCAGGAAAGGGACCGGTGACTGTGTGGATTAACTCTCCGGGCGGTGACTGCATCGCAGCCAGTCAGATTTATTCCATGCTGATGGAGTATCAGGGTGATGTGACAGTCAAGATTGACGGCATTGCGGCCAGTGCAGCTTCTGTCATTGCAATGGCAGGAACAACTGTACTTATGGCACCAACTGCCCTTATCATGATTCATAATCCCATGACGATGGCATACGGAAATCATGAGGATATGGAAAAGGCAATCGATATGCTTGATGAAGTAAAGGAAAGCATCATCAATGCTTATGAGATCAAGACGAGCATGTCCAGAGCAAAACTGGCACATCTGATGGATTCCGAAACATGGATGAATGCCAATAAAGCCGTGGAACTTGGTTTTGCAGATGACATTCTTGTGGATGAGAAACGAAGCACAGACAGTATTCCTGCATATTCATTTTCCGGCAAAGAAACAGAGACCAGGCTTATGAATAAGCTGATGACTCATTACAAACCGGAAAACACAGCAAAGAATATAACGCCTGCAAAGGCGGCAGAGATTCCTGCAAAACAGGAAAAAGCAAATGGAACAGCAATTGACCAGCTTGATAAAAGGCTGGATTTACTTAGACCTTAAGGAGGATTTTACAATGAGCAAGATTAATGAATTACGCACACAGCGTGCAAAGGCATGGGAGCAGGCAAAAGCATTCTTGGATTCCCACAGAAATGACAAAGGCATTCTTTCAGCAGAGGATACTGGGACCTATGAAAAAATGGAGCAGGAAATTGTTGATCTCGGAAGAGAAATCGACAGACAGGAAAGAATGGATGCAATGGAAAGAGAACTGAATGCTCCGACTGCGGCACCCCTTACTGCAAAGCCGGATAACAGCAAGAAAGACACAAAGATCGGCAGAGCATCCGATGCATACAAGGAGGCTTTCTGGAATCAGGTTCGTGCCAAGGATGGGGTAAGCTATGAGGTTAGAAATGCCCTTAGAGAAGGTGCAGATTCTGAAGGCGGCTATCTTGTGCCGGATGAATTTGAGAATACTCTGATTCAGGCATTGGAAGCAGACAACGTAATCCGTGAACATGCCCATGTGTTCACTACTGCAAATGGAGTCCATAAGATTCCGGTGGTTACAACTAAGGGTGTGGCAAACTGGATTGATGAGGGCGGTTCTTACGGTGACAGCGATGATGTGTTTGGTCAGGAGCAGATCGATGCACATAAGGTCGGTACTATCGTGAAAGTATCCGAGGAGCTTCTTAACGATTCTGCATTTGACCTTGAAGCATACTTCAGAGATGAATTCGCAAGACGAATCGGCAGCAAGGAAGAGGAAGCATTCCTTATTGGCGATGGTGTGAAGAAGCCGACGGGTATTCTTCATTCCACTGGCGGTGCAGATATTGGTGTAACAGCTGCAAGTGCATCTGCAATTACTGCAGATGAGATTATCGATCTGTATTACAGCTTGAAGGCACCATACAGAAAGGATGCTATCTGGGTACTTAACGATTCCACTGTTCGTGAGATTAGAAAGTTAAAGGACAACAACGGTCAGTTCTTATGGTAGCCGGGTCTTAGAGAGGGTGAGACGGATACGCTACTTGGAAAGAAAATCGTAACCAGTGCCTATGCACCTGAAATTGCAGCAGGAGCAAAGACGATTCTCTTTGGTAATCTTTCCTACTACTGGATTGGTGACCGTCAGGGCATCACCTTCAAGAGACTGAATGAGCGATATGCAGAGGTAGGACAGGTTGGATTCCTCGCATTCAAGAGAGTGGACGGCAAGCTGATCCTTCCGGAAGCTATCAAGGTTCTTCAGATGAAAGCAGGTACTTCTAAGTCCGGTTCTTAAAACAAACGGCAGTGCTGTAAAACACGCGGCACTGCCTAATATTTTATGCGAGTGAGGTGATACGGATGTTGGTGAAACTGGATAAGATGAAAGGATATCTTCGTGTGGACTTTGATGACGATGATGCCATTATTGAGGAACTGGCAGGCGCGTCAGAAAAAATGGTCAAGGATATTATGCGTGTGGATACCTTGGAATATTTCGTAAATGCACCACATGTGAAGACTGCCGTTTTATATGCCACAGCCTATCTGTATGAACACCGAGAAGATGCGGATCATCATGCACTGATACTGACACTTCGCTCAATGCTCTTTGGCAGCAGAAGAGAGGTGTTCTGATGGATATTGCACTTATGAATGTTCGCATCACTTTTCAGAGAAATGAAGTGGTTACAGACAAAATTGGCAATCACAGGAATACCTGGTCAGACTTCTATTCCTGCTATGCCACTGTCAGTGGTGAGGGCGGATCAGAAAAGGCAGTCGCAGCTCTTGTTGTAGAGGATTCAGATATTTCTTTTACAGTGAGATACTGCAAAGCACTAGCTGATATTGATTCCACTAAGTGCCGCATTCTGTTTGATGGTGATATTTATAACATTGTGTCGATTGACCACATGAATTTTAAGAAGAAATGTCTGAAGTTCAAATGTGAGAAAGAGAGGAAGAAGTAATGGCAACAAAGATTGATAACCTTGCAAATGAAATAATGGAAGGCTTGAAAGAATATGCTGACCTTGCTTCGGATGATGTGAAGAAAGCCGTTAGAAAAGCTGGTAATGAGGTCAGAAAAGAAATCTCAGCAACAGCACCTGCAGATACCGGAAAGTATGCTAAGTCGTGGAGTGTAAAGAAAACCAAGGAAACATCGAATTCCTTAGAGGTGACCGTGCATTCCAAGAACCGATATCAGCTTGCACACCTTCTGGAGCATGGCCATGCAAAGCGTGGTGGCGGCAGAGTAAGAGCCAGACCTCATATTGCACAGGCTGAGCAAAGTGCAATTGAAACCTTTGAGAATGAAATCAATAAGGCACTTGGAGGTATGTGATGGATAAACTGTTAAAAATGATAGAGGAGATGGATATTCCATTTGCATATGATCACTTTGCAGAGGGAGAAAGTCCAAATCCTCCGTTTATTTGTTATCTCTTGCCGGGCACTGATAACTTCTCTGCTGATGGAAGAGTTTATAAAAAGATAAATGAAGTTCATATAGAACTGTATACCGATTTTAAGGACTTGTCGGTAGAACAGAAAGTTGAAGCTGTACTTGATAGGTACGGCATTTTTTATAATCACACGGAAACGTGGATTGAAAGTGAAAAGATGTATGAAGTCCTATATTCATTTGAAATGGAGGCTTAGATTATGGCAAATAAGATTAAATATAATTTGAAGAATGTCCATGCTGCAAGGCTTACTAAGAATACAGATGGAACATTTTCCTATGAAACACCCAGAGCCATTCCCGGTGCAGTAAGCATCAGCTTGGATGCTGAGGGTGGTTCTAATCCGTTCTATGCAGATGGCATCGTGTATTTCCGTTCTACTACAAACAATGGTTACAGTGGAGATTTGGAACTTGCATTGATTCCTGAGTGGTTCAGAACAGAAATTCTTAAAGAGGAACTTGATAATAATGGAGTCCTAATTGAGAGTTCAAATGTTACAGCGATGGAGAAGTTTGCACTTCTTTTTGAATTTGATGGTGATGTGAGATGCATCCGTCATGTTTTATATAACTGTACAGCATCTCGTCCATCTATTGAATCTGAAACAAAGGAGGATTCTATCGAACCGGGTAAAGAGAAACTTTCTCTTACAGCAGCCCCAAGAGAAGCTGGTCTTGTAAAGAGCAGAACGGGCGACACAACTTCTGAGGCAACTTATAACGATTGGTATAAATCGGTATATGTACCTATTCCAAAGACGATAGCGGTAAGCGGAGGTAAATAAGTATGCTTAAGAAAGTGATTAAAATCGGTGAGAAAGAAGTGGCATTTCGTTCATCTGCAACAGTGCCACGTCTTTATCGTGCAAAGTTTAAGAGGGATATTTTCAAGGACTTAGCAAAGCTTGAAAAATCATATAAAGGCAGTAAGGATGATGGCGAGGAGTTTGCTATCGATGATTTGGAAATCTTCGAGAATGTAGCCTACATCATGGCATATCATGCGGACAATACCATCCCGGATAATATCAATGACTGGCTTGACCAGTTTGAGATGTTTTCCATCTATGAGGTACTGCCGGAGATTCTTGCTCTTTGGGGTACGAACCTCATCACGGATATTGACTCTAAAAAAAACTTAAACGCAGCAGCAGGGAGATGACAACTCCCTTGTTCCTCTTGCGCTGCTTAGAAATCGGTCTTTCTATTCGAGATTTGGATTATCTGACCATTGGGATGGTAATGGATATCTGGACGGAGAAGGGAAATGACTCTGTAAAATATGACAACCTTGCAACACAGGAGGACTTTGATAAGTTCTGATGAACAAATTGTAAAATTTGTTTTATGTATTGCAATTAGCTATACATAGTGGTACAATACTCTTAGAAAGGTGGTGCTTACTATGGCAATTACAAAAAGTGCAAATGTTACAGCACGTATACAGCCGGAAATCAAAGAGACTGCAGAAGCAATTTTAAGCAAGTTGGGGATTCCTGTATCAGTATTTATTGATATGACTTACAGACAGGTCATTATGCATGATGGAATTCCATTCTCGCTTGATATACCTAATAAGTTAAAAACAAGAGATCAAATGACGGATGCAGAGTTCAATGCTATGATGGCAACAGGACTTGCACAGGCAAAGGCAGATGACTCCTATTCTGTAGATGAAGCGTTTGCAAATCTCAGAATGGAGATTAAAAGATGAAACAATACGAAGTAAAAGTTACAAAGATGGCATATGGGCATATGCAGGAAATTGTAAGATACATTTCGAATGAACTTTTTGCACCGGATGCTGCAAACAACCTCTTGGATAAGTTTCAGGAGTCTATTAATGGATTATCTGAAATGCCGGAGAGGTATAGTCTTGTAGATGAGGAGCCTTGGAGAAGCGAAGGGTTCAGAAAGATTATCGTGAAGAATTTCTTGATTTATTTTTGGATTGACGAATCTAATAGTAAGGTTCAGGTTACCGGAGTAATATACGGTCGCAGAGATCAAGTAGTACAGTTAGCAAAGTTAGAAAAAGAATAAAAAAATAAAACCGATGAAGCATCAATCAGAAATGGTTGGTGCTTTCTTTATGCTCGGAGAAATCCGGGCTTTTATTATGCAAATTTATAAGGAGGTAGACGCCAATGGCAAACAGAATCAAAGGTATCACTGTCGAAATTGGCGGTGATACTACCAAACTTCAGACTGCCTTAAAGGGAGTCAACGGACAGATTAAAAATACTCAGTCCGCATTAAAGGATGTCGAAAGACTTCTTAAACTCGATCCTACAAACACTAATCTTCTTGCACAGAAGCAAAAGCTTCTGACACGGGCAATTGGTGAAACAAAGGAAAAGTTAGCAACGCTTAAGACTGCGGCGGCTCAGGCAAATGAACAGCTGCAAAAGGGTGAAATTACCCAAGCACAGTATGATGCCTTACAGCGTGAGATTGCTGAAACAGAGGCAGAACTTAGAAAACTTGAATCTCAAGCATCGAAAACAAATCAGACTCTTACCAAAATCGGTGAGGTCGGCGGAAAAATTGAAAATATCGGCAACGGCATCACGAATGTCGGAAAGAAGGTAACTGTTGTTTCTACTGCAGTTGCAGGACTTGGCGCAGCATCCGTAAAGACAGCTGCAGATTTTGAAGGTTCCATGAGCCAAGTGCAGGCAACGATGGGAATCACAAAGGATTCCATGTCGAATGTAAATGGCGAATCCGTCAATACAATGGATACCCTAAAAGCCTTGGCTAAAGAGATGGGTTCTAAAACTGCGTATTCAGCCAGTGAGTGTGCCGAGGCGCTTAATTACCTTGCTCTTGCCGGATACGATACACAGCAGATGTGCGATACACTGCCTACAGTTCTGAACCTAGCGGCAGCAGGCGGAATCGACCTTGCATCAGCATCAGATATGGTAACAGACGCTATGTCTGCACTTGGCATGGAAGTATCGGATGCAGATAAGATGGTCGACCAAATGGCTAAGACAGCATCCAGTACCAATACTTCTGTGGGACAGCTTGGTGAAGGTATTCTTACCATTGGTGCTACTGCGAAATCTATCAAGGGCGGTACTGCGGAACTTAACACAGCACTTGGTATCTTAGCAAACAATGGTATCAAGGGAGCTGAAGGCGGTACACATCTTCGAAATATTATTCTTTCACTGCAGAAGCCTACGGACAAAGCTGTAGGCGTTATGAAAGATCTCGGACTTCAAGTTTACGACTCTGAGGGCAATATGCGGTCCATGAATGATATTTTGGGAGACCTGAATGCAAGCATGGACGGCATGACTGTCGAAGAGAAAAGCAACATCATCGGTCAGATCTTTAATAAGACCGACCTAGCTGCTGCAAATGCTCTGCTTTCCAATACAGGAGATGCATGGAATGAACTGCAGACTTCCATTGAAAACAGTGGCGGAGCAGCACAGCAGATGGCTGATACTCAGCTTGATAACTTAAAGGGTCAGCTGACAATCTTAAAGTCTGCCGTTGAGGGATTCGCCATTTCTATCGGTGAGGCTCTTATGCCAATGATCAAGAATATCGTGGCAAAGATACAGTCATTCGTGGATTGGCTGAATAATCTTGATGAGAGTCAAAGACAAGTCATTGTGAAGATTGGATTATTTGTTGCGGCACTGGGACCGGCACTTGTGATACTTGGAACAGTTATATCCAAGGTCGGTGTGGCCATGCAGGCATTCAGCAGTTTTGGTCTTAAGATTTCAGGGCTTGTCACCAAAGCAGGTGGATTATCCGGGATTATGGGTAAGGTTGGTGCTGCCATTGAAGGTATTTCTGCTCCGGTAGTTGCAGTAGTCGCGGTTATAGCAGTACTAGTTGCTGCCTTTGTACATCTTTGGAGAACCAATGAAGATTTCAGAAACAGCATTATAGCAATCTGGGAGAGAATCAAGGCAGTATTCAGCGGATTTGCCCAGGGTATTACCGACAGACTGAATGCACTGGGATTTGACTTTGCAAACTTCAAGGAAGTTGTGTCTGCCATTTGGAATGAGTTATGCAATTTCCTTGCTCCGGTATTTGAAGGAGTGTTCACTCAGATTGCCAATATTCTGGAAGTGGTTCTTGGTGTTATTACGGGACTGCTTGATGTATTTATTGGAATTTTCACGGGCAACTGGTCACAGGTATGGGAAGGTGTCAAAGGCATTTTCGGTTCGGTATGGGATTTCATCAAGAATACCTTTACCAACTATATGAATGTGATTCAGAATGTGGCCAATGTGGTTCTTGGATGGTTTGGCACATCATGGAATGAAGTATGGACAGGAATTAAGGATTTCTTTGTGAATCTATGGACTGGTATTGTAGACTTCTTCACTAATTTGTGGGAAGAAATCAAGAATACCGTTCAGACAGCCATCATGTTTATTGCAGCTATTCTTGAGGCAGCATTTGATATCATCACATTGCCGTTCCAATTTATTTGGGAGAACTGCAAATCAATCATTATTACCGTTTGGGATGCAATTAAGACAAAAATTACAACTGTAATCAATGCCGTATCTGCAGTTATCAGTACGGTGATGAATGCCATCAAGACCGTATTTACAACGGTGTGGAATGCCATAAAAACTGTCGTAACTACAGTGGTTAATGCGATAAAAACGGTAGTGACTACGGTATTCAATACAATCAAAAATACAGCGACCACGGTATGGAATGCGATTAAAACAGCTATCACCACGCCAATCAATGCAGTAAAAACTACGGTATCGACTGTATTTAACGCAGTGAAGAGTACAGTGACATCCGTATTTAACAGTATCAAATCTACAGCTACTTCCGTGTGGAATGGAATCAAAACCGCCATTACAACACCGATTGAGGCTGCTAAGAATAAGGTCAAGGGAGTCGTGGATGCCATCAAGGGATTTTTCTCCGGCATGAAGATTTCTCTTCCTCATATTAAACTGCCGCATTTCAGTGTAACGGGCAAATTGTCAATTTCTCCGCCATCGGTACCGCACTTATCCATCTCCTGGTATAAGGAAGGTGGTATCATGACGAGACCTACCGCATTTGGCATGAATGGTTCATCTCTTATGATGGGAGGAGAAGCAGGGGCAGAGGCAATTCTGCCGCTTTCAGGCTTTTACAAGCAATTAGAGGCAATGATTGACAGTAGGCTCAACATGACTTCTATGGAGAAGTACTTGGCCATTATCGCAGACAACAGTTCGAAGGGCATCTATCTGGATGACGGAACACTTGTGGGACACCTGCTTCCGGCCATTGATGATGGTCTTGGGAAAAATCAAAAACTGACAAGGAGGCTATCACTATGATACCGGATATTTATATCAACGATGTGTCCATGCTGCACATGGGATGGATCAGAGAAAATGTTGAATTTCCTGTGCCGGAATCCCAGAATGAAACGGTTGTTGTTCCGGGAAGAAATACTCCTATCAGATTCAGTGAGGCTCTTGGCATGATTTCATTCAAGCCGAGAGCCTTTACCATTACACTTTCTATGCTTGGAACAAGAGTGCAGTTTGACGAGATTGTAAAAAATACAGCGAATCGGTTTTTAGGACGGTTATGCAGAGTGAGAACAAGTGAAGAGCCAAATCTTTATGCTGTTGGAACCTTGCAGATGACTCCGTCCTACGATCCGCTAAATTACAAAGGGGTTCGAACCTTTGAATGTACGGATGGTGACAGCTATCGGTATCATGCGGATATTACGGAGATTACACACACTGGCAGCGGAACCGTCAAGCTAATCAATGACTTTATGCCTGTAGTTCCGGTGGTATCTGTTACGGCAGAAACAACCCTGTCTTGGAAAGTTGGCAATGAGTCATTCAGCAAAACACTAGGTCCCGGAGAGTGGGAGATTCCCGAACTGCAGCTATCCTTTGGAGAAAACACGGTGAAGGTTACCGGAAGCGGTGAGACAACCTTCCGATACAGGGAGGGATGCCTATGAGACTTTTTCGAGTATATGTGGATGGAAATATATTTTATCATCCAAATCTCTCCAAACTTGCGATAACCGAAGCAAAAATAAAAGAGGATGCAGAAAGCATAGACAGTTTTACCCTGTCCGCTCCATACAGCCATCCATATATTGATTCCATTAAGCCAATGGCTTCTGTAATCATTTGCAAGAAGGGTGAGGAGACGGTGTTTGAAGGAAGAGCATTGAACAATGGCTCTGATTTCTATAACACACATACTTGGACATGCGAATCGGCACTTGCGTATCTGAAGGATACCATGCAGCCGCCGTTTTCCTATAAGGGAACGCTTCGTGGTCTGCTTGAACATTTTATTACTGTGCATAACGAGGCAGTGGAAAAACAAAAGCAGTTCAAAATTGGAAATATCACCGTGACGGATAACAATGATTATGTTGCATACAGCAGTTCTGACTATTCCGTCACGATGGATGCCATTAAAAATAAGCTGATTAATACCCACGGAGGATATCTCATGGTTCGATATGAAAGCGATGGCAAGTATCTCGATTATCTCTCAGACTTCAAACAAAAATCCGTGCAGAAGGTTGAGTATGGAAAGAACATCACAGATGTAAAAATCACAAGAGACCACACGGAGCGAGCAACTGCCCTGATTCCGCTTGGAGCAAAGAAGAAAACCAAGGATGAAGAAGGCAATGAAAAGGAGTCCGATGAGAGAGTAGATATTACTTCTGTAAACAACGGCAAGAATTACATTTCTGATGATACTGCAGTAAAAGAAATCGGATGGATCTGGAAGTCGGAAGTATGGGATGATGTTACTCTTCCTGCAAATCTTATGAGAAAGGCAAAACTGCGTCTGGCTGATTTAGTAAATGGTGTAACAAGCATACAGCTTACCATTGTGGATGAGTCGGATACCGGAGCTGATATTGGAGATATCCGTGCAAGGATGTATGTGGAGTGCATCTCCAAGCCTCATGGCATCAACGGGACTTATCTTTGTGTCAGCAGGACAAGGGATTACTTAAACCCGGCAGGAAACACCATCACAATCGGTGCAAGCGGTGTATCCCTTTCAGCTTCAACAGTAAAGCAGGATAAAAATATCGCTGCTTTGGAAGATGACCTCTACGGACAGACAAGAAAGATTGATGTGATTTCCGGGGAGGTAGAGAATATCAATTCACAGAAGATGTACCGAACTGAACTTGTTGTGGATGGAGTAAACATTTTCAAGAATAAAGGCGAGAAAAGCAGAATGCTCTGCAAGGTATACTCTTGGGATAAGGACATCACAGATACACTTGATGCAGAATGCTTTATCTGGCACAGAAAGTCCTCTGATGAAGGGGCAGATGCCGAGTGGGATGGGAACCATGTTGGCATGAAACAAATAACAATTACCACAGAGGACGTATACGATAATGCGTCCTTTTATTGTGAAATAAAACTTTAGGAGGAATTTCAATGGCTACAATTTTAACATCCAGTCAGCAGACATTCGTGGATATCACAGACCAAAGAAAACTGTCTGCTTATATCACATCCAATCTTTCGAAGACACAGAGTGAGGATCCGAATGTACTGCCGCATACCTATGCACCAAGCTGGGCAAGCAAGAATCTTGTATTAACTCCGGTTCTGTTCCTTGACCAGACAAATGTATCTCCGACAGCAAGCGGAGTAACAATCTCATGGAAGAGGAAAGACGGTGTATCTTCCGAAACGGGATTCACTTCCGGTGAAACGGTCAAAAACGGTGTTCTGACAGTCAATCAAAATAAACTGTCAGCATCAGCGTCCGGCATGATTACCTATATCTGCTACATCAGTTACTACGATTCAGAAACAAAGAACACGATTAATATTTCTGCAGATATTACCTATACCTTAGTAAAGAATGCAGCCAATGCGAAACTTTGTACAGTAAGCAGTGACACTTATGTTTTCAAATATAATACTTCATCTGCCTTGGTTGGTGCTTCACAAGCTACTCTTACTGCACAGGTGCAAGGTGTTACAGTAAGCAAATGGCAGTATAAAAACAGCAGTGGTGCGTGGGCAGATTATCCGACAACCTCTGATAATACTTCTATCACGGGCGGAACTTTGGTCGTAAAGCCTGCACACAGCATCTTTGTGAACAATGTGGCTCAGATTCGAGTGCTGACTTCGGAGAGTGATGTATATGATACGCTTACGATTTCCAAAATCTATGATGGAGCAAAGGGAGATAAAGGAAGTCCCGGTTCTGCCGGAACGGGTGGTCTTTCCGTTGTTCTTGGAAATGAGAATCAGACGCTTGCTTGTACTTCGGGAGGAAAGACATCTGCTGCAAGCACGATTATGATTCCGTTTACCGGATATGTGGGGATTACGCAGACTGCTTGCACATGTGCTGTAGGAACACTGCCTACAGGAATTACAGTTAAGACCAACACGGCGGCTACAGCAAGTGCGACGGGTAAGCTTGAACTCTCTGTTGTAGCATCTTCAGATCTTGGAGGAACATCGGTATTAACAGGAAATATCACGCTGACCTTTACGATTTCAGGAAAAACTGTTTCAAAGGTATTTACATGGACAAAGTCAAAGGCAGGAAGCAATGGTGCATCAGCTGTTGTCTTCTCTGTCTATGCACCTAATGGAACCATTGTGCAGAATCAGTCCGGCAGTATTCAGCTTGCCACATCTGCGTACAGCGGCACAACTGCAATCACAAATGCCACCTATCAATGGGCCAAGTATGCAAGTGGAAAATGGACAAATATCAGTGGAGCAACTAGCAGTACACTGACTGTAAATGGCTCTGATATTTTAAATATTCAGTCTTACCGATGCACAATGACCTATGCCGGAAAGTCCTATGTAGATGTCATTACGGTTGAGGATAAGTCAGACCCTTATGTATCGGAGATGCTTTCCATCGGTGGTTATACTGTTAAGAATAACCTTGGAGGCCTTGTTCCATATATTATTGTCCGTACCAATCAGAAGGAAGTAGATGCACTGCTTGGCAATATCAGTGAGACAGCACCATCCAATCCAACCACAGGAATGTTCTGGTACAAGGTGGATCACACGGCAAAGAGCGTGACCTTGATGAAATACAACGGATCATCATGGGCGAATGCGACAGAAAAGCAGAGTCTTACCTATACATGGTATGCACAGGATAAGGACGGCAAGGAAGTGTCTTTCTCGAAAACCGGAAAGGTCATTTATCTTTCTGCAGCAGATATCGACAGCCTTCTTACTCTTCAGTGTGATGTATCCAATTGATGGGAGGTGTAGGCTATGGCATTACTTACTTCTTGCCAGAATACGTTCGTAAGTGCTGTAGCTTACGAAGAAACTGTCGAGGAAGTGGAATACTTAAAAGTTCAGATGCATGATGCATTTGCGGAAATCAGTAAGACATCCAGTGAGATTATCAGTACGGTGCATGATACCTATATTGAGAAGTCAGAACTGGAGCAGCTGCAGCAGGATTTTCAGTCAAGCATTACGCAAAACAGCAGTGAAATCCGTATGGACTTTACACAGATTGCTGATGAAATCAAAGGCAATGTTGCATATAACCAGGAACTCTTGGAGGAGTATATCAGATTTCGTGGAGCACTCATTGAACTTGGAAAAGTGGGAAATGCATTTACGGCGGAACTCTCCAATAATGAACTGGCCTTTAAGGAAAATGGTCAGAGGATTGCATATATCTCCAATCAGAGTTTGGTTATTACCAATGCAGAAATCAGAAACAAGCTGTCCCTTGGCAATGAAACCAGGGGATGGTTTGATTTTATACCAAGAGCAAACGGCAACCTTTCCATCAAGTGGAGAGGACCGGCAACATAAAGGGGTGATGATATGGCTTCAAGCGGAAGCATTACAACAGGACAAAAAGAAGGCCGTTCCGTGACATTATCATGGACGCTTTCCAGTCAGAATATAGAAAAGAATACCTCAACGATTGCATGGACACTGAAAGGTTCTGGTTCAGGCAGTGGATGGGTTATGTCGGGTGGATTTAAAGCTGTCATTAACGGAACAACAGTTTACTCTTCATCAACAGATAGTAGAATCCAACTGAAAAATGGAACTGTGGTTGCATCCGGCTCGACTACCATCACACATAACGCAGATGGTACAAAATCATTCAGCCTAAGCTGTGAGGCAGGTGTTTATACTTATGCAGTGAGTGTATCTGCAAGCGGAACACATACGCTGAATACCATTCCAAGGGCTTCTTCTGTAAAAGCAACTAATGTCAACATGGGAAGTGCATCCACAATAACGATTACTCGTGCATCGTCAGCATTTACTCATACACTGACCTATAAGTTTGGCAATACGACAGGTACGATTGCGAGCAAGACTACATCCACTTCGGTATCATGGACACCTGCAATATCTCTTGCAAATCAGATACCGAGTACCACAAGTGGCAGCTGTACGATTACTTGTGATACCTATAGCGGATCTACAAAGATTGGGTCAAAGACTTGTACTTTGACACTTACCGTTCCGTCAACAGTAAAGCCAACGTTGACAAGTGTTACTGCATCAAGAATTGATGAGAGTGTTCCAAGTGCCTGGGGAATCTATGTTCAGACCAAGTCGAAGGTAAAACTGACCATCAATGGTGCGGCAGGAAGCAATGGCTCAACCATCAAGTCCTACAGTATCAGTGGCGGCGGATATTCAGGAACAGCATCCACACTTACCACAGGATTTTTGAACTCTTCCGGGACGATTACCTTTACGGCAACAGTTACGGATTCAAGAGGACGAGTATCCGATGCCAAAACAGTAGCTATATCGGTGGTGGAATATTCTGTCCCTAGCTTTTCTAGTTATCAGTCGCAGAGGGCTGTTAGTGATGGAACAGCAAATGATGACGGAACCTATGTAAGAGGTCTTGTGGCGTACAGCTTTGCATCCTGCAGCAGTAAAAACAGTGTCAGCAGAAAGACAGAATACCGAAAGTCAGGAACAGCAGAGTGGACAGATGCAGGAGCAGCTTTTTCAAGCGGCACAGCATTTACCTTTGGCGGAGGAAAAATCTCAACGGAAACATCATATGAAATCCGTTATACCATTACGGATGCCTTTTCTTCCGTATCAATCGTTGATGTGGTATCTACGGCAGCTGTTGTTATGGACTTTAAGAGCGGCGGCAAAGGTGTAGCCGTTGGAAAGGTATCCGAGACAGATAATTGCTTTGAGGTTTCTGAGAAATGGAATGTGAAAGTGTATGGCAAGCTGCTGAAGGATTATATCAAGCAGGCAATCGGTGCCATTTATCCGGTTGGCAGTATCTATATGAGTGTGAAGAATACGAATCCATCTACCTATTTCGGAGGAACCTGGGTGGCATGGGGAACAGGAAGAGTTCCTGTTGGCGTGAATGCCAATGATACGAACTTTGCCACAGTGGAAAAGACCGGAGGTGCATCTACTGTGACACTTACCACAGCACAGATGCCATCACATTCCCATGCGAAAGGCACTCTTGCAACTGCAAGTGCCGGAGCACATACCCACAATCTGAAAAACCAGAAGACCTCTTGGGGTACGAGTGGCGGAAACAGAGTTTTAGTGGATGCGACATCCGGTTATACCGCTATTACAAACAAGGCGACTACCAGTGCGGGAGCACATACGCATACGCTTTCCGGTTCAACAGCAGCTGCCGGAAGCGGAAGTGCTCATAGCAACTTACAACCATATATAACCTGTTATATGTGGAAGCGAACAGCTTAATATTTATCGTTTGTTGAGGCGATTGCTCATATCTGAGCAGTCGCTTTTTCAATACAAATTTTTAGAAACGGAGGAATTATCAATGAAGGAATTTTGGAACATGATTCAGCTTGTATTTGCTGGAATCGGAGGATGGCTTGGCTACTTCTTAGGTGGCTGTGACGGTCTTATCCTGGCACTCATTGCATTTGTGGTTATTGACTACATTACCGGAGTGATGTGTGCGATTGCAGATAAGAAGTTGTCCAGTTCTGTCGGATTCAAGGGCATTTGCAGAAAAGTACTAATTTTTCTGCTTGTGGGAATTGCAAACATTCTTGATGTGCAGGTCATTGGTACAGGCAGTGTTCTTAGAACAGCAGTGATTTTCTTCTACATTTCCAATGAAGGAGTATCTCTGCTTGAGAATGCAGGACATCTTGGACTTCCAATCCCGGTAAAAATCAAAACAGTCTTAGAACAGCTCCATGACAGAGCGGAAAGCGAGGAAAAATAACATGGCATATACAAACAGCAAAATGGTGGCATGCACCAAACTCAGTCCGAATCATTCCGGGCAGAGAACACATGGAATTGACAGAATCACTCCCCACTGCGTAGTGGGACAGTGTACTGCAGAAGGACTTGGTGACTGGTTTGCTAAGTCCTCTACACAGGCATCCAGCAACTATGGTATTGATAAGAATGGCAGAATTGGTCTTTATGTAGAAGAGAAGAACCGTTCCTGGTGTTCTTCTTCCAATGCAAATGATCAGAGAGCCGTGACTATTGAGTGTGCATCTGATACCAAGGAGCCATACTGGATGAATGATAAGGTTTATCAGGCACTTGTCAAACTTTGCGTAGATATCTGCAGAAGAAACGGCAAGAAGAAACTCATTTGGTTTGGGGATAAGAATAAGACTCTTAACTACAATCCGAAGTCTGATGAGATGATTCTTACCGTTCACAGATGGTTTGCCAATAAGTCCTGCCCCGGCAATTGGCTGTATGCAAGACTCGGTGACCTTGCTTCAAAGGTTACTGCACAGCTTGGTGGTAAAGCAGATACTCCTGTAAGTGGAACTCAGGCATCTGTATTTGCAAATCTCACAGAGGCACAGGCGGCTGTGAAGATTGGCGAATTATGTCGAAATGATATGAAGACAAGCGGCATCTTAGCGTCTATCTCTGCAGCACAGTTTATCTTAGAGAGTGGATACGGAAAGAGTGAACTTGCACAGAAAGCAAATAACTGCTTTGGCATGAAGAAGTCTTTATCCGGCAACACTTGGAGTGGCAGTGCTTGGGATGGAAAGAGCATCTATACCAAGAAAACACAGGAACAGAATAAGGATGGTTCTTATGTAACCATTACTGCAGATTTTAGAAAGTATCCTTCCGTGGAGAAATCTGTCGCAGACCATTCTGCGTACTTGCTTGGTGCAAAGAATGGAGACAAACTTCGTTATGCAGGTCTTAAGGGATGCACCGATTACAAAAAGGCAGCACAGATTATCAAGGACGGTGGCTATGCTACAAGTCTTACCTATGTGGAGAAACTCTGCTCCATCATCGAAAAGTGGAATCTCACTCAGTATGATAAGCAGACTGCTGCAGCTCCGTCAGTAAAGTTCCCGGCTGTACCATTTACGATTAAGGTTATCATTGATGATCTGAACTACAGAAGTGAGCCTTCTATGAATGGTAAGGTTAACGGTCAGACCGGAAAAGGCGTGTTCACCATTGTAGAGGTAAGAGATGGATGGGGCAGACTGAAAAGCGGTGCAGGATGGATTTATCTTGAAAATCCTTCTTACTGCACGGTAGGAAAAACTTCTGCATCGGCACCAAAGAAACCTTCCAAGTCCGTGGATACTCTTGCAAGAGAAGTATTGCAGGGAAAGTGGGGTAACGGAACAGATCGAAAGAACAGACTGACAGCCGCAGGATACGATTATTCCGCAGTACAGAAAAGAGTTAATGAACTCTTGAGATAACTGAATAACGCATAGATTTACATGCCCGTTGGAGATGAGAAAGTCTCTGACGGGCATTTTTTTATTTGCAGGGGTAAAATATGCTCAATTTTCTTTGCCTGTAACGTAGGAGGTGGTTTTCATGCCGGACAAAACAGTGATGAAAATTTTAGAGCCGTCTGCGGAGGCAGAGATATCGGTAAGCAAAATGGACGATGAGCAGCTGCGAAGAGAATACGACTATTACCAGGCTCAGAAAATCCTTGAAGAAATGAGGAGACTTGAGCTTATATCTGTGGATGAATTCAACAAAATTACAGCCTTAAACCGTGAAAAATTCTGTCCGTATTTAGCTGAGATTATGCCAAATATGACTTGATATATATCGAATAGTACGGGTTAATGTTACTACCACGGAAGGAAGGTGAGTTGATGAAAAGGATAACAAAAATAGGAACAACAGTAACTGTTGAAAGAAAAAAGACAAGAGTTGCCGCCTACTGCAGAGTATCCACGGCCAGTGATGAACAGCTGATAAGCCTAGATGCACAAAAGACACATTATGAAAGCTATATCCGATCAAATGACGATTGGGAATATGCAGGCTTGTATTATGATGAAGGAATCACCGGCACCAAGGCAGAAGTCAGAGACGGACTGCAGGCTCTTCTAAAGGACTGTGAAGACGGAAAGATTGACCTCATTATTACAAAATCCATCAGTCGTTTTTCAAGAAATACTACAGACTGTTTGGAGATGGTCAGAAAGCTTGTGAAAATGGGAGTATTCATATTTTTTGAAAAGGAGAATATCAACACTGGATCAATGGAAAGTGAATTAATGCTTTCCATTCTCAGCAGTCTTGCCGAAAGCGAATCGGTATCGATTTCGGAAAACTCCAAGTGGAGCGTCCGAAGAAGATACCAGAACGGAACATTTATTATTTCCTATCCGCCTTATGGATATGCAAATATAGATGGTGAGATGAGGATTGTTCCGGAAGAAGCAGAAGTGGTAAAACGAATATTTGCTGACTGCCTGGCAGGGACAGGAACCTACACCATAGCCAAGAGGCTGAATGAGAATCATATCCAAACCAAAAAGAATGGCAAGTGGCATGGCGGAACAATAAACGGAATTCTGACAAATGAAAAGTATACCGGAGATGTTTTATTCCAAAAGACCTATACGGATGACGGCTTCAACCGACACACGAATTATGGCGAGGTTGACCAGTTCTTTTGTGAAAATCATCATGAAGCCATTATCAGCCATGAGGATTTTGAAAGGGTGCAGGAGGTACTTGCTCAAAGAGCTGCAGAAAAAGGCAACGGAATCAATACATCAAGGTATCAGAACCGTTATACATTTTCAGGAAAGATTATATGTGGAGAGTGCGGTACGACCTTTAAGCGAAGGACTCACTACAAGCCAAGCGGAGATTATATTGCCTGGACTTGCGGAAAGCATATCGAAAACAGGCATGCCTGCACAATGCTTTATGTTGAAGAATCGGCAATCAAAAGCACTTTTACAACAATGATGAATAAGCTGGTGTTTGGTCATCAAAGAATGCTGAAGCCGATGCTTTCATCACTGAAAGGTACGGACGACAGGGACAGGCTGATACAAATTCAAAGAATCGAGCAGGCAATTGAAGACAGTGCTTTAAGAAAGCAGACCTTGGTAAGTCTTGCATCACAGGGAATTCTGGAGCCTGCTGTTTACGCCGAAGAGTGTACGGCACTGGCGCTGCAGGAAGAACGGCTGTTGGCGGAGAAAAAGAATCTGATTTCTGATATTGGCGGAGACAGAGAGAAACTGCAGGAACTGGAAAAGCTGATGCAGTTTACAGGAAAAGGACAGATGATGGAGCAGTTTGATGATGAGACATTTAACAGTTTTACAGAAAAAATAGTAATTGCAGACAGAGAGACTGCCGTCATTCATCTGAAATGCGGGTTGAAACTTAAGGAAAGGCTGGTGAGATAAATGAGACATATTCCATATGGTTATGACATCATAGACGGAAAGGCAGTTATCAATGAAGAAGCGGCTGAACAGGTCAGAACCTTTTTTCAGCATTATTTGAATGGAGTGGCACTTACCAAGGCGGCAGAACTTGTTGGAATGAAATTGTTTCATGGGAGTGCTGGCAGAATGCTTAGAAATAAGCACTACCTGGGCGATGATTATTATCCGCAGATTATTGATAAGGAAACCTTTGATAAGGCAGAGAAACTCAGACAAGAGAAAGCTGCGGGACTTGGAAGAATCAGAGAACTAAAGACAGCAGAAGAAAAAATGCCTGACAAGGCGTTTGTCTTCAGACCTGCTGAAACAAAATATTCAGATCCGTTCAGACAGGCAGAATATGTGTATGGATTGATTGAAAGTGAGGCGCAGACAGATGGCACAAACTAGAACTGTTACAATGATTCCCGCAAGAAGACGAGTAGGAAATACAGTGCGAGAAGAGGAAAGACCAAAGCTTAGAGTTGCTGCTTACTGCCGTGTTTCTACGGACAGTGACGAGCAGGCTACAAGCTATGAAACACAGGTGGAGCATTACACCAGTTATATTAAGAAGAATCCCGAATGGGAATTTGCGGGAATATTTTCTGATGACGGCATCAGTGGTACCTACACCAAGAAACGAGAAGGCTTTAATAAAATGATCGATGAGTGCATGGATGGAAAAATCGATATGATTATTACAAAGTCTATCAGCCGATTTGCAAGAAATACTCTGGACTGCCTTAAATTCATAAGACAGTTAAAGGAAAAGAACATTCCCGTATTCTTTGAGAAGGAAAATATCAATACGATGGATGCCAAGGGAGAAGTTCTGCTTACTATCATGGCTTCTTTGGCACAGCAGGAAAGTCAGAGCTTGTCGCAGAATGTTCGATTGGAACTGCAGTACCGATACCAGAACGGGCAGATGAGCATTAACCACAATCGATTCCTTGGATTTACCAAGGATGAAGAAGGGCATTTGATTGTAGAGCCGGATGAGGCTGAAGTGGTCAAAAGAATTTACAGAGAGTACCTGGGAGGTGCAAGCCTTCAGCAGATTGCCAAAGGGCTGGAAGCTGACGGCATTCTAACAGGAGCCGGCAAGAAAAAGTGGAGACCGGAAACCCTGCACAAGATTCTGCGAAATGAAAAATATATCGGAGATGCCCTTCTTCAGAAAACCTATACGGTGGATTTCCTGAATAAAAAGCCAGTTCAGAACAAAGGAATTGTACCGCAGTACTATGTGGAGAACAGTCATGAAGCCATTATTCCAAGGGATATCTTTATGAGAGTGCAGGAAGAAATGGTGCGAAGAGCAAACCTTCACAGCGGAGAAAAGAGAAAGAAGAGAGTGTACAGCAGTAAATATGCTCTTTCCAGTATCGTGTGCTGCTCCAAGTGCGGAGACATTTATCGCAGAATTGCTTGGAACAACAGAGGAAAGCATTCCACAGTGTGGAGATGCTGCACCAGAGTTGATTTTGGCCCAGGCAAGTGCGATGCACCAACCATCAGCGAAGCAGAACTCCAGGAGGCAGCGGTCAAGGCAATCAATAAGGCACTCGGTGGAAGAGAAGATATGATGAAAGGCTTGCAGGAGAACATCGAGAAAATATTATCGGAGGGTTCTGATACTGCAGTTCAGGAAATCGACAATCGATTATTGGAACTGCAGAAGGAACTGCTAAAGAAAGCCAATGCCAGACAGAACTATGATGATCTTGCTGATGAGATTGAAGCCCTGCGAGAGCAAAAGCATGCAGTAATGGTGGAGAGTGCAGAGCGAGAAGGGATAAAGAAGCGAGTTGCTGAAATGCAGCAGTTTCTTGCGGAACAGGAGACAGTAATCACGGAATATGATGAAAGTTTAGTCAGACAGTTGATTGAGAAGATAACGGTGTATGAGGATAGATTTGAGGTGACATTCAAGTCACAGACGATGGTGGAGATAAAGAGAATATTTTGACGGATACCCTATAGCAGTTTGCTGTGGGGTATTTTTTATGACTTGACATTATTGTCCGGCAGAGTGATTTATATAGACGCAAAAAATCCGTTCTGGCGGCCCCAGAACGGATGAAAATGCAAAGTGTATATTTTACGCAGAGTGTTCTACTCTGCGTAGCTAATTATCGAATATTTAACCCCGATTATTAGATAATATTGTATAACTTGTCGCATATTTTGTCAATATATCACTTTATGTTATACATATTTTTAGCATTTTCAACAGAATCATGTCAATTAGTTTGTATAAACCAACACATTCGCCGTCAATAATAGAGTCATGAAAGGAGTGATATTATGCCGAGAAAAGGCGAAAACATTTACAAACGAAAAGACGGCAGATGGGAAGGAAGATATATTCGAGAGCGAGTCAATGGCAAAGCAAAATATGGATATGTATTTGCTCACTCATATAAGGAAGTGAAAATTAAGCTAACAGATGCAAAGGCTCGCCTTGCGTTAAACACCTCTGCGGTACCCGTTATGGCTTCAGAGTTATTAATTTGTTCATTTTCCAGAGCTTCTGATGAATGGGTACAAGCAAACAACTCGCAGTGGAAAGAATCCAGCACTGTGAAATATATAAATATCCTTAATAATCATCTACTGCCAGAATTTGGACAGAGAAATATTACAGATATTGCAAAGACAGATATCCAGGCTTACATATCAAAATTGCTGACGAGCGGCGGAAGAAATAATACTGGTCTTGCCCCTAAGACCGTTAACAGCATTATATCTGTCATGAAAAATATATTTGAATTCACGGCAGAGACAAAACAATGCACACTTATCAGTTTCAATGGCTTAAATGTTAAGCAGCCACAAAAGCAGATGAGGATACTCAGTCAAGCCGAACAATCCTTGTTAACAGAATATTTGTTAAAAGAATCAAGCAAAACAAGTATTGGGATACTGCTAAGTCTTTATACCGGCCTTCGTGTTGGAGAAGTATGTGCGTTGAAATGGGAAGATATCTCTTTTCGAGACAGATGCATCCATGTTCATAAAACAATGCAGAGAATTCAAGTTAACAACAATGAGAATCACAAAACAGAAATTATTATTTCAGCTCCTAAGAGCGAATGCTCTGTTAGAGATGTTCCCATTCCAGATAAGCTCCTGCGTATGCTTCAGGAACGCCAAAATGCATCCAATACATATTTTCTTACCGGAAAGACTAACATCTATGTGGAGCCACGTACCATGCAAAATAGATTCAAATCAACAATTAAGAAAGCAGGTATTGCCCCGGCAAATTTTCACGCTCTGAGGCACACATTTGCCACGAGGTGCATAGAACTTGGATTTGACATTAAAAGTTTAAGTGAAGTCTTAGGACATGCATCTGTGAACATAACATTGAACCGATATGTCCACCCATCAATGGAACTGAAACAAAAAAATATGAATATGCTTTGTGATTTATTAGCCGTCAAATAAATTGTCAAATTTACAACCATTTTCCCGTAATAGCAAAGGGAATGGCTTGTTTTTCGCAAAGTAGAACACTCTATGAAAGGTTTGTATACATGTGTAATAGAACCAATAGATTGAGAGGGCTGTAGATTTATGCAATTACAAAAAAATGATATTTTTAAAAGTGATGATGAGAAACGATTACTTATCAAAAAACTTAAAAATAATCTTTCAGTTCTAAGAGCCAGAAGTAATCTGAGCCAAAATGATGTCGCAAAAATAATAGGAGTTTCTAGACAAACATATTGTTCAATTGAAAATAACCGTGAAATGTCTTGGACAATATATTTGGCATTACTTTTTTTATTTGATTCATTAGATGAAACTAACGAATTGCTTAGTGAATTAAAAATATTTAGTTGAGAAGGAGATATCAGATGGGAAGAAATGCCGATAGTCGATATTTGATTACGAGAATATTTTCAATAAAATATTTTCATTACTATTCTACTCCTGCATTTTTTTCTGCATATTTTTTCCCATTTATAGCTGTAGGAAAAGCAAGAGCCTATTTTGATGAGGAAATAGATGAAAAAATAAGCAATGTCAGAAATAATTTCCATGGTAATTTTTATAATTATGCAACACAGGGCTTTGGAAATGTAGCGTTCGATAGGAATCAAATATCATTTTCATATTTTTATGAAAGACTTATAAAATATGAGACTGAAAAAAATAAATATTTTGATGAAATTGATGGGATTGATGAACTGGAATCAGAATCAACAAAAAAAGAAATATACGATGCCATAAATAGAGATAATCTGATGTTAAAAAGAAATATTGCTGTTAAAGAGGAAATAAAAAAAGAGCTAATTTCTGATTTACAGAATAAAGGAGCAAAATATACTCTTGCTAGAATGCTATATTATATTGTGGATGATAAGCATATATTACCAGATGTCGATTCGAATTATTATGAGAGTATCATCCGAAAGCTAAATCTTCATAGTGGAAAACCAAATGTCTATATGACATTTAGAAAAGAAATGGATGTTGATTTACGCAATCTGAATAAATTATTATTGAATGCCAGGGAAGTTCAACTGCTTTGTAGAGATGGGATTTCTTTATTTGGAAATAATATGGCTTATAAAGAATGTGAGTCTAAAGATGAAATACTAATAAATGCATTGTTACATAATGAGAAAATTAATATAGAAATAGTCTTGCAATCTTCTGACGAGGATAGCGTTGATGAAGTTAATGTTAATTTAAAGCATTTGCGCATTTCTAAATTGAATCTTGCAGATTATTCTATTAATAGAATAAAAAAGGTGATGCATGACCTATATGGTAGTAGGGTATTTGTGAAAAAGACAAAGCAGAAACTGCCATATGCTCTTATGCTGTTTAAATTTGAAGACGAATTGTTGGATTTTGTGAAATTGGATTTATATTCACCCTTTATCGCAGATAATAGTGAAAGGCCAAGTATGTATATTTTGAGAAAATCGAATTCTAAAATGTTTGAACATTTTCAAGAGGTTTTTGATCATGTATGGAATGATGAGAGATACTCACAATTCATATAAATGTGAGGGAATATTATGATAGATGAGAGTTATATATATAAATTAGCAAACAATCTTACAACAAAAGATTTTGAAAAGGCTATTTTTGATTTAAAATATGAATTTCCGTTGCATCAAGATATAACGGAGGAATTTTTTCCATATTGTCAAGGCAAGACAGGCTATTGTTGGCTTGAAGCAATGCTACAGTGTATTTCTCTATATAAGAAGAACGAAACAAAAGAAAATTTTTTGTTTGATGATAAGTATTTAATGTTTTTTGATAAACTTGAAAAGGCTAATTTATTTTTTGAAAACATAATCAGCAATATAGCTGAAGATGTTAAGGGAAAAAACAATAGTTATATTTTACACAATGCGATGACAGATAGGGGTCAGTGGCAAATGGGTGTAAATTTAATTAGAAAGTATGGACTAGTTTTAAAAAATGATACTGCGAATATTACTCCTAAAAAAACAGTAGAACTTAATATATATATATCGTATTTGCTTAGGATGGGGGCATATGAAATTCGACAAAAACATGATAGTGACATAGACGGAAATATCATATTGTTAAATGAAATAAAAGATAAAATTATTCAAAATATATTTGATGTGCTGGTAGCATTTTATGGAAAACAATATGAGAAAATCGATTTGCCAACATATGAGAATATGAATCCAGTTGAATTTTCTAAAAAGAAAATAAAATTTCCATTCCATGAATTTGTAAGCGTTTATCCAACGGAAAATATGACATCGACAGAAACAGAAATGTATTTTGATGGGAATATTTATGAATACGAGAGAAATAAATTTCTAGGAGTTCCAAATGAAATGTTTGGACAATTGTTAGAGAGTCAAATTAAATATTATGGTTTTTGTTGGTGCTCAGGAGACTTTGGAAAGTTCTATATAAAAAAATATAAATTATTGGATGATAGTTATTTTGCAAATGATGAAAAAATGGGAAATAATAAAATAATGAATTTTAATAGGACAATGGCATTTGATTATCACATAGCGGGGGTGACACATGCTGTTGTATTAACTCGAAAGAATTATGATTATTATGTATATGACAGTTCGTTTAAAGATGATGCGGGTGCTGCTTGCTGGGTAAGTAAATCCTGGATAAATAAGTATCTACTGCAGGTAGTGGTACATAAAAAATATCTGAATGGGGTAGTCGATATAACGAGAGTTCAAGAATATCCGTGGGATTTTTTTGGTGTTTAGATTGGTGAGTTAAAAATGAAAGATAGAATTTTTGATTTAAGATATGAGTATTTTAAAGATGCTTTTGGAAAAAAGAAAGCGAGCTTATTTTCCGTCTTTAGCAAAAAAATTTGCTTGCCTTGTTTTGAAATTCCAATAACAACGATTTGTACATTGAGATGTAAAAACTGTTCAAATTTGATACAATATTATGACAAACCATATCATGTTAATAATGACGATATGGTTTCTGATATTGAAAAGTTTATATCTGCTATAGATAAGATAGGTTGCGTCAGAATATTAGGGGGTGAACCTATTTTGTCACCAGCTTTACCAAAAATTTTAAACATTTTGATTGATTCGTGTAAGGTTGATAATATATTAATCGTAACAAATGGTACTCTCTTATTTTGTGATGATGCAATCGAAATTATTAAAAAGAGTAACAAAATAAAGATTTCAATTAGTAATTACGGAGATAATTCGAAAAAATTAAAGGAATTAGAAGAGCAACTTTGTAAACATAGAATCAAATTTGAGGTCAGAAATGTAACATGGAGAGATAAAGCTGAGATTATTCAAAATAATCTGACTGAAAGAGAATTGTCGAACTTTTTTGAGGTTTGTCCTAATAAGTTTTTTAGCTTGTTGAATGGAAAAATATATATCTGTCCTAAGTCTGCTCATGCTTCGGATTTGGGATTAATCGAGACCGAACATTATGTTGATATCAGAAACGAAAATTCGAGAAAAGAGATTAGAAGACAGTTAGTTTCGTTAGTAGATAGCCGATATGTAGAATTATGTAAATATTGCAATGAGCATAATATCGAAAACTTAGATATTGTTATTTCTGGTGAGCAATGTTCTAGGGAAGAGGCATTAAATCGATTAGAGAATATAAAGAAAAATATAATATCAAAAAAGGATAACTATAATGAATGAAAAAGATTATTACAAAAAATTATATAATGCTCTTATATGCGAAAATATAAGATTGTTTGAGTCAAAAAGTCTCAAGAATTATTTGTATATAAATATTAATCAGGAAGAGTTTGCTTGGCTGTATGAATTGTTAGATCAAGTTGAGATGAAGTATGAGTTTGATATGCAGAAAATGCTATTGCCTAATTATCGAAAGTTTTATTTGTGGCAACAACATTTTTTAGGTAAAGTAGATTCTAAAAGAATTGGAATTGCAATAGAATTTATTATTTTTTGTTGTCTTGTTGATAAGATTTTAGATTCAAGAAGATTTACAAATGAACAGAAAAACTATGTATGTGAAAAAATTATAACCCGAAATTTTTTTTCGCTACAAGAATACGAAAGTCAGGATTTTATTGAACTAGACATATTATTAAATGATATAAGAAAATATATTATAGACAGCAAATCTAAGGAGGAAGAAGTATTACTGTCTGTAATAGACAAGGCATTAGCATCAGAAGTATATATGTATCGAAATATTCTAGGATTCACTGATTCAATGAAAAAAGAAGATTACCATTTCCTGACTGATAAATCTATTGAGTTTGAAAAAGCTGCATTTATGCTTTCTACTTATAATGATAACAGAGCCGAAACAAATATAGCAGCAACAAATGTTGGTGAAATTTTTTGGATCATAGATGATTTGTGTGATTTGATTGAAGATGTAAAATGTAAGCAAAAGAATTCATTGTTGTTTTTAAATATTGAATATGAGGGAAATATTGACATAACCCAAAGAGTCGAACTAGCATCTGAAAATATAGGTGTTTATGTCAGCAGATTAAAAGATAACCTCCTTCAATTAAAGAACAATGCAGGCGTTGACTTTTATGATTATATTATCAATGAAATCTGGGAGTGGTGTGAAAATGTCAGAACACAGTCTCAAGTGTAAAAGTCTATATTTTAAAATTAGAATTAATAATATATTACAAATCATTGATCGCAAAATAAGGGAGGTGTCAAAAAATGAAAAATCATATTTAAACGATTATTTCATGAAAAAACTTCCGTCAATGGATAATGCACAAGAAATTGTTCTGGAAGAAATAAAAAACAAGACTCTTTTGCTTGTGAGATTTGGTCTATACGAATATCAGCTATGCTATCAGTATTTGGAAAAAAAAGCAGGAATACGAACGAACTTCTCAGAATTTATTTGTAATCATATACACAACGATGCTGGAGTCTTATGGAAAAACGAAGATGACCTTGATCAATATGCAGAATATATTATCGATAATTTAAAATTAGTGACGGTTATAGCGTATTGGAGAAATTATCCGTCTAGATTTGTATTTAACGATTTTATTGAAAATTATACATACAATATAAATGTTGAGGACTTATATCCTTATCCTTTTTGGCATAAAAATCATCTGCCTTATTGGCAGTCTGTTTTAAAAAATAAAAAGGTACTAATTGTAACTTCTTTTTCTAAAACTGTCAGTGAGCAATATAAGAGAAAAGATTTTATTTGGGATAATAGTGAATCTATACTACCAACCTTCAATCTTATAACCTATCAAGCGGTGTGTACTAACGGTGGATGGAAGGATAGCAGGTTTCAAACTTGGAAAGAAGCAATTGCGTTCATGAAAAATGAGATAGTAGCTATTGATTTTGACATTGCATTAATTAGTTGTGGCGGGTATGGTATGCCTCTTTCGATGGAACTTAGAAAAGCAGGCAAAAGCGTTATACAATGGGGCGGATGCTATCAATTATGGTTTGGCATCAAAGGCTCTAGGTGGGATAATATACCTGAAATAAATCAATATTTTAATGACTATTGGATATATCCAAGCGATTGTGAAACACCTCCAGATTGTAATTCTGTCGATTTTTCTTCATATTGGAAGAAAAGAATTGATTCATGTAGATAACATGAAAGGCATGGGAATTCAGTTGTATAAATTTGGGGATATTTAGCTGTATAATGTACATATAAAATTTAAGGAGGTGAAAATAATGAAAGAACTTGAAATCTATTCTGAAAAACTTGGAGCAATGGTTAAAGTATCAGAAGAAGTTTCCGAAAATGACAATCAGGTTATTATGGAAGATAGTAGTTCGACCATGGTTGGCTGGTCACATGGCGGATGGAATAATTCTGGTGGCGGAGCAAATTGGTAATTACTTAGTAGTTATCCGAAATATGTGTCTCGTGGCATTGTTAAGGTTTGAGCAGTGTCACGAGATTTTTTGATTGGAGTGAAAAAGAATGAAGAATGCTTATTTAGCAATTAGTTATATATGTAATGAAAATTGTAGCTTTTGTCCATGTTCTAAAAAGGAAAAGCAAGACAGATTAATAACCCCGATTGAGGAATTAAGGCAGTCGGTAGATAAAATGCAAATGCAAGGAGTTACAGAGATTACTTTATCTGGAGGGGAACCTACATTACATCCAGATTTGTTAGAACTTGTAGGTTATATTCAAGAGAAAGATATAAAAGTTACTATTCTTTCTAACGGAGAACGCTTTTCATCTGATTTATATATTTCAGAGGTTTTAGATAAAGTTGATATAACATCGTTAAGAGTTATTACTACATTGCATAGTTCAAAAGCAAATGAACATGAAAAAGCAAATCAAACAATGGGTAGTTTTGAAAGAAGCGTTGCTGGGTTGAAAAAATTATCTAAAAATGGAGCAAAAATAATTATAAAGCACTGCATTACAAAAGAAAATTATCGAGATTTGGTTGAGTTTTATGAGTATTGTACTGCAAATTTTGAACAAATTGTCGATGTGCAGCTTTGCAGTATAGATTATTGTGGAATTCCTCAATCAATGTGGGAAAGTGAAAAATTGCTATTTAGAAATCTAAAACCATATCTGGAAGGATTGTTTGATTATGATATGCAATTAAAAGAAAAAGGGGATATTCGACGTTTGTATTGTATCAACATGCCTTTGTGTTCGTGTAATCCATTTTACTGGAAGTATATGCCTAGGCATAGAGACAAAATGTACGACCAATACAAGGATCCGCATAAAAATGCTCTTGTGCAAATAGCTGATAATGTAGGTATACATAAAGAATACTGTAAAGATTGTAAGGTTAAGCAGATTTGTTGAGGAACATATTTTACTGCGTATGATGTATGTGGATCTGCAGCAGTTATTCCGTATATCTAAGGAGGATGCTTATGAATAAACAAGTTTTTTATCGACAGGATAATGTTGACAAGTATTTTTTATCACCATACACGGATATAATTAAACTAAGTGCTTCTAAAGTAATATTAAGAAGGCGTGACACAAAAAAGAATGTAGTATTAACACTTTCAGATGAAAAGTCTCTGGAAAATATATTAAATATCTTGGAAAACGGAATGCAAAATGAAGATATCATTGGTATATTCGGAAAATTCAACTTGTTTGAATTGTTATTGAGAAATGGGGTGATAGAGTGAGTAAAGAATTATTTATAGAAGAATTCTGTGACTTGGATTCTAAGTTGATTATGAAAAAAACTCAAGGTTATATAGGGGAAAAAGGAGCAATTTTGGTAGAAGAATCAGGTCATATGATATTGCTTGAAAAAGAGTATATATTACAATTGAAATCACACAAAATTCCAATAGAGATTATCGAAAAATTGCAGTCAAGAAATTTTATAATGAGTAATGAGATGCCGAGTAATGATATTTCAACTTGTGAGTGTGCAGTAAGACCTGAATTCTTTATGATTGATTTGACAAGAAAATGTAATATGCATTGTAAATATTGTTTAAGAGATATTTCAAGTGAAAGCAAGTCAATTTCAACACACATAGTTAAAGATATTTGTAAATTTATTAGAAATTATTGTAAAAAATACAAATTAAAAGATATTACCATTCAACCATGGGGAGGAGAACCACTGATTGAATTGGAAAATATTCTGTTAATGAGACAGGAATTATCGAATTTAGAAACGCATGTTCATTTTTCAATTGAGACAAACGCATTGTTACTCACTGAAGAAGTAATAGAACTGTTATACGATAATAAAATTGGAATTGGCATTAGTATTGATGGCTACAAGGAAGTGCATGATAAACAAAGAGTATTTGAAAACGGACACGGGACTCATAATATTGTAGAGAAGAATCTTTTTCGTGCAAAAGAAAAATACGGGAATTATCTTGGCACTATAACGACTGTAACAAGAATTAATGCTACTCACATAGAAAACGTACTAGAATATTACGCAATTAATCTAGGATTAAAAAATGTTAAATTTAATTATGTACATGAAAGTATGTTTACTGAGTGCCGAGATTTATGTTTGTCAAAAGAAGAAATTGCTGAAACAGAAATCCGCCTTTTAAATAAATTAGTAGAACTTAACGAAAAGGGGTTTGAAATTACTGAACATAATATTTCTGTAAAATTAAAAAATATTCTAACAAGAAAATTTACAGATATATGTCATTCTTGTGGTTGTACAGGTGGAAAAAAAATGATTGTATTTGACATGGATGGAAACTATTATCCATGTGAACTTACAGACATTCCAGATGAATCAATAGGGAATATATATGATGATAAAGACTTAATCGTAAATTTAGTGGATGCTATAAAAAGCAAAGATTTTTTTGTTGAAAAAAAGGATGACAAATGCCTTAACTGTATGTGGGATGTATATTGTAAAGGCGGTTGTACCGTAAGGGCAATTAGCAGAGGAAAAAGACCACCAAGCATCGATGAAATTGAATGTGCAGTTAATATGTCACTTTATCCAGCACTGTTGGAACTGATTATGACTAAGCCTAAAATTGTTAATAAAATAATAGGATGTGAAATTCTTTGATAGATGGAGGTGGTTTATATATGCAATTACAAGAAGTAGCGGTTATTATAACAGCATTCTCAACTTTGGCATCAGCGATAATAGCAGCATACAAGTTTTTTGAAAAGAAATTAGTTGAAAGACAAATGTTTTCTTTGTACTTAAATCCTTTGTGGGAATGGGTTCATAAAACAGGTTCGTTCACTACTAATATTTTTAACGCTGATAAAAATGATTCGATAGAGAAAATTTATGAACGAAACAAAAAATTTAAACCTGTCTGTAGTAGAAAACTAGATGATTTGTATGCTCTTGATAAGCTTAGGATGCGTAAAAGTAAAACTAAAACATTAGAGGAATTAAGAGAATCTTTAACGCAATATGTTTATTTATTTGATTACCTAGTGTCCGAACTGGAAAATAAAGATAATAAAGGCAAAACTTTGGGGAAATTTAAAGACGAACTGCAAAAGACTTGCCTTTGCGAGGGGGATGGAAATCCTAATCAGTATATAGAAGATTACATTTCTCGAAGAAGAGAGAAAATTGAAACTTTGTTTAAAGAGTTAAACATATATTGATTTGGAGCGAGGAATGACAATGTATAAATATGGAATAATATCGTTTACTGAAGAATCAAAAAAAATAATAGATAAAGCACAGAAAGATATGTCCATAGTTGTGATAGCAGAAAATGATTATGAAACTTGGGGAATAGAATATAAAGGCATAAAAGTTTGCTCATTTGATATGTTGATTAATATGTATAAGAATAAAAAAATTGATAGAATACTTATTCCATCAATAAAGAATGGAAATGTGTTACATACAATGTACGTAGCACTTTTGGAGAACGATATAAAAGATCATACAATTTACTATGTTTCGCGTGAGCTAACATATGAAAACAAGCCTATTTTTGAAAGTGATTTAATCAACTTTATAGATAGAAAAGAGCTGGATAGATTAGAAATTCATATTACAGATCATTGTAATTTAAAGTGTGCAAATTGTTCAATGCTATCAGGTTTAGTGAAAAGTAATAAGAACGCAAATTTTAGTATTACTCAAAGAGCTTTAATTAATTTGCATAAATATTACGATGAAATTTACCAAATTGACTTGATTGGTGGAGAACCTACATTGAATCCTGACTTGATGAAATATTGTTCGTTATTGAGAGTACTGTATCCAAAATCGAAAATTTTTATTGTTACAAATGGAACAACAATAATAAATATGACACTTGACAAATTATATTTGTTAAGAGAAAAAAATATAACTTTTGCAATTACATATTACCCTACTTTTGACAAAAATATACTTAGTTGTATTGAATTTTTGAATCAAAATAGTGTACATTATGAAATTTTGCCAAAGAGGGTCAATTTTTTGAAATTATATGATTTAGAAGGAAAACAGATATATCAAGATGTATATAGGCGCTGTAAAAAAAGTTATTAGTTTTAGCTATACGAGAAAATATTTTTGCGTCTTGTTATGTACCATTTGCAATTTGTAATGCAAAAGAAAGATTCAATTTAGATTATACAGATGAAGTATTTGTGGATTTATTAGAAAATAATTTATCGAGAAGAAAAATAATGTCTATATTAACGCAACCATTGAAGTGCTGTAAGTTTTGTCATGATGACAAGGAAGAATGGAGACAAGGCATATAAAGATTGGAGTTTAAATGTTATGAATAAAGAAAAAACCAAGGCATTAAAAGTGATTCAGCAAGATAACTGCAAAACTGAAAATGTTGTTGAGATAGAAGAAAATATTAATGTTGATTTATCTGATTATATTGCAAATAGAGACCTAGGTTGGGCTCATGCTGGTTGGATTAATCATGGATCTGGAGGTGATTCATGGTGAATATAGCTATATTATTTGCACAACCAAAAGAAAACATTATATTAAAAAAGATAAGTTTAAATCACAGAATTTGGATAGTAAATGATGATCCAATGCAATGGAGAAAACAGGACGAATTTATTGTATGTTCGCTTGACGAAACAATTAGAAAATATATTGAAGGAACTTTAGACTTTTTTTGCTTTTCCCCTTAAAATATAAATGTATAGATGAGGTTTTCTTATTCCTTGTTAACAATGGGGTAAACTCATGCGACATTTATAAAATGTCGATTAAACAATTAGCTGGAGTTGAAACTTTAGATGTAATGCACCGATACTCAGAAAATAATGAATTGGAATATTTAGCTATTCATGTTTGTGACTATTGTAATTTAAGATGCAATAATTGTGCAGCAATGTGTGATAGCAACTATGTGAAAAAAAACATTTCACTGTCTAAAACTGTGGAGTCTTTAAATAAATTGAAAAAGTATTATGATAATGTTATTAACATACAATTGGTGGGAGGGGAACCATTATTGAACAATGAACTTTTGCTTTTTTGTGAAAACGTGCGAAGAATTTTCCCATACTCATTAATTGAAATTGTCACAAATGGAACGATGATTTTAAATCAAACAGTATCTTTTTTTGAAACTCTTTCAAAATTGAAAATAATAGTTAGTATTTCATATTATCCTGTTCTTTCAGATAGAATTGACGAAATAAATGATATTTTAAAAAAACTAAAAGTTGAATATAAAATTTCGGAGAAAATACGGTACTTTGAAAATTTATATGATTTAAATGGAGACTCCGATATAGAAAAAACATATAGAGCGTGTAAATCAATTCCATATTGCAAAAATGGATTAAACCTTCTTGAAAATTATTTATATCCGTGTCTAGCGCCAATTGCACTGTATAGGTATGGAATAATTAATAAAGAAAATTACTCATTAGATTTGGATCAATGTTCAAATATCAAAAAAGCAATAGATTCGGTTGTTAATATTAAAGAACTTTGCAGATTTTGTCACATAGATTATCATTCAAACTGGAGACAATTGAGTGATGATGAAATAAATATTAAGAGTAACTGGAGTGTTTAGGGAACGTTATCAGTGTAGGAGGTAGGTGGATTTATGAAACTAGATGAACTAGGAATTCCAGTTGTTGAACATTGCAATCTTAATTGTAAGGGATGTCTTCATTTTTGCCATATTGGACAAAAACCATATTTTTGTGATGTTGATCAATATGAAAATGATCTTAGGAGATTAAGAGAATTATTTGAAGAGATTGATGTAATTAGACTATATGGAGGCGAGCCTTTGTTACATCCAAATTTAAAGGAATTTATTGAAGTTACCAATAAACATTTTCCACATACAAATATAGAAATCTTAACTAACGGCATTTTAATTGATAGAATGTCCGTTGATTTAATAAATTCTATCTTAAAATGTAAGGTGAAAATATGTTGGTCGATCTATCCAATAATGGATGATAACATAATTTTTGCGTTTATGGATTTGTTAAATAAAAATGGGATTTACTATTCTTACAATAGAGTTGAGGAGTTTTATACCTGTTTTGATGCTGCAGGAAATCAAAACAAAGACGAGGCTTTTGAAAAATGCAGTGGGAAATACTGTCATGTAATGAAAAATGGGAAAATTAGTAATTGTCCAGCCCCGATGGTGAGCCATTATATAAAACAACTCGGTGCAAATATAGATTTTAATGACGGTATTTTAGATATATATAAGATATCATGTGGCCAAGATATTCTTGATTTTATACAAAATCCACATACAGCATGCAAGTATTGCGGAGCACCTAGATATTTTAAATGGGAAAGACAGAATGGGGAGTGTTCTTTAGATGATTGGAAAACATTGCAGTGAAAATGAAGACTGAAAACTTCAAAGATAGTAGATAAGCTGAGTGATGGAGGTGTATTGAATTTGAACGACCTATTAAAAAAATATCACGAAGGAAAGATTGCAAAAAAGAAAAACAAGTTGACAGTTTTATTTGCAGAAACTTTGCGTATGATGATAACTAATCCCAAACTTCATAATGCAATAAATAGCTCTGTTAGACATCAGTTATGTATTTTAGAAGAAGATGCTCTTTTTTCTTTTTACGATAAGAAAATCAACAATAAAAGTGCATTGATAGAGGTTGTAAATGCACGCTCTTTTGAGGCGGCAGAAGTTTATAGAAGGAACCGCACATGTGTATTGAATTTTGCATGTTCGGTTGAACCTGGAGGAGGAGTTTTGGTTGGTTCTATTGCACAAGAGGAATCATTATGTCGTGCGAGTACTCTTTACCCTTGTCTTTGTAGTAAAGAAGCATATGAGAAGTTTTACTTGCCACATATTAAGGAAAAATTTTTTCTAGGAAAAGATGACTGCATTTATACGCCAAATGTAATAGTTTTTCAATCAGATACATTATATCCTAAGTTAAGACCTGAAGAGGAGTGGTTTGAAGTGGGAATAATAACGTGTTCAGCACCCGCCTTAAATCATACAGAGTTGAAAGATTATTCTCTATACGATTTACATTATAGAAGGATGATTAGAATATTAGATGTGGCTGCAAATCATAAAAATGATGTAATTATTTTAGGTGCCTTTGGATGTGGTGCTTTTTTAAATGATCCCAATATCGTGGCACAAGCAATGGTTGATGCTGTTAAGCATTATCAATATGTTTTTAAAAGTATTATTTTTGCAATACCAAAGTCTGTAACAAATAGGAATTATAAAATCTTTTACGAGTGTTTTCAAAGATATTTGAGATAATAAATTGGAGGAATTATATGGAGAATCTAATAATAGTGGATAATAACGATAATGAAATTGGTTTTGGCAATAAAATGGATGTACACATAAAAGAGCAACTTCATAGGGCATTTTCTGTTTTTATATTTGATTGGAATGATTGTACGATGTTGATACAAAGAAGAGCATTGGGAAAGTATCATTCTGGAGGATTATGGAGTAATGCTTGCTGTTCTCACCCAAGAAAAGGCGAGAACATGGAGTGTGCAATTAATCATAGATTAAAAGAAGAATTGGGATTTGAGGTGAATTGCCATATTGAATATCCTGATAAATTAAATTCGCTTCTTGATGAACCAGATGTAATATATAGTTGTGGCAAATTTCAATATTATGCTCAATTTGAAGCATTAGCCGAAAACGAAATTGATCATGTATATTTATATAGTCCTTATCATAATGGTTTTTCTAAAGATTCTTTTCATTTAAATCCTAGCGAAATTTCAGAAATTAAATGGATATCCATAGATGAATTAAGAAAATGGATGGATGAAAGACCAGAAGAATTTTCGGTATGGTTTTATTCGGCTTTTGAACTTGCATATGAAGTCTTGAGTAAACAGGCAATAGTCAGAGATATGCTGATTTGAGTATAATAATGAATATTTTGAGGTGATAACTAAATGAAAACATACAGCATTGATGAGATACAAAAAATAATCAAAGAAATTGAATCTGGAGGAGACGAAGTTCAGAATAAAATATCTGAACTCAGACAGAAACGAGAAAATACTAAAATATGGGATTTGAAATTAAAGAAAAAAATAGACCAGGAAATTTATGATTTATCTTTTAATTCAATGTGCTATAATTATTCTCTTCTAATGTTACAAATGTATGTGGATTCTATAAGACCGAATATGGTTTATATGGATGATGATAAATTAATTCAATGTGAAGAAAAAGCAGAATTAGGGGATGGGATAAGCAAGCTTATTGTATTTTGCCATAAATGCTTTATTGAACACACGATAGTTGAGCGTGATTTAAAACGTCTCGAACTCGAAGCAAGTGAAGGGAATATTACAAGTGCATATATCTTATTTGGGTATAATACATTTTTTGCGGATTAAGTCTATTATTTCAGAATTATGTAATGCGTAAAATGTTATTAGTTATAGAAATCTCTTTTGAACTAAAACATAATATGGTAAAAAGTTGAAGATAAATACTAATTAAAAAAAGGGAGCGTTATAAGATGAGCTTTATTAATCCCAAAAGAAGTTTTGAATTCAATGATTGTAAGGATTTTATTGGGTTTGTCAAGTAAAGTGTGTAAGTTTTTGATTTTTTCGGTGGGTAATAAATACCCACCGATTTTTATGTATATAATTATTAGTCA